TGAAGCAGATAAAGTTGATGCTCCGTCAAGATTTAGCCTAACATATTCTTGCCCTAATTTAAGAAGGTATGTTTTACCATTATTTATACATTTTACTTGTGAATTATTAGGTATAAGTACTGCTCCACCTCCGATATCTTCTAGACCTTTACCGTTCCATTTTGTTACGATCTCACCTTTTGCTGCTATAGATCTTGTCGGGTTATGTCCTGCTAATGCTGCCAATCCGTATATGGAAGATTCTCTTGTTGCAGTATTTATATTAAGCTCAGTGATTGAATCTTCAATAAAGAATAATATAAATTGTGATAAGTTATCTAATACGAATATTATCTGTCCCCAAACAGAAGCAACAGTAAATAACTGTTCAGACATTCCATATCTTGCTTGTATTAAATCAAAAGTTTGAGATAATAAATCTGATATCTTGGCTTTGTTTTTATTTAATAAATCCATATTATATTATTTTAATTCCCAATATAGGGTTACCTTTTATAGCAAAATCAATAACACAAGCATCTCTAGTCTCACCCTTAAAGAATCCAACATTAAAGTCAACATTATATTTACTTGATGCTAACGGAACATATGTTATTAAATGTAATCTTATTGCTCTTTCTAGAGTTGTCTGATCCACATTAAAGTCAAATAATAAACCCTCTAAGTCTATACCAAAAAAAGGATCCCCCAGAACTTCTCCCGGAGTAGTTAACATACACTGCTTAATCATACCGATTAGTATTTCTACTTCATCGTCAGTATGTAATAATCCTTCTTTGTATCTAGGATCATCTGGTGTTCTAGGATAAATTTCTGAGAATCTTGCCATCTTAGTTCTATATATTCTTGATTAGAATAAAGGTAATAATGCAAGAATTTAGTTCCACTGCAAGAAGTATGAAGGAGTGTTTTCGTCTTTGATCATTTGCATGATCTCAGCTTTTTCTGTAGTTCCTAAAGTTTGTATATTATTATAGTTAACTCTAACACCTCCTGGTAAATTATATTCGAAAGTACCTAATAGTCTACCAATATTAATTTTAGCTTCAGCAAGACAAAATCTTACAAATAGTTCGTCATCATAAAGATCTTCTTCTGGTATTGCAATATAACCTCTAACCCCAACATCAGTACCAGAAAATAAAGTGGATGAACTTCCACCATCAGTTGCTCCTGATCTATTAGGATCTCTACCGTTAATTGTTAGTTTTTTAGTATTCTTGTTAAAGTTAAAAGCGTAGGTTTCTAATAAATAAGCTTTAGCTAAATCAAAGAATGAATAAAGTACAGTACGATAAACCAAGTTATCTCCAGCAAATGGTGATAGCATAAGCTCGGATCCTAATAATTTAGAATCTCCAAAATCTTTATCAGGTGTACCTGTAAGACCCGATCCACCAACTTCTCTAACATCATATACAGATACCACACAAGATGGTAATTGGATCTGTCTTGTTGCTCTAAAAGCAGCAGCAGAGAATAAGTCTTTTCCTAATACAAATATTCTATCTTCTACTGCATATTGATAATTATCATAAAAATAAGCTCTAGCTCTTTTTATAATTCTTTTTATTTCCTGGTCATTTAAGTTGTATGGTAATGCACAAGAATGAGATATATCATCTCTAATTTCCTGAATTAAGTCTGCTTCCGTCATTTTAATTAGTTATTTGATTCGAAGTTAGTACCAGGAATTCCTGATGGCTTACTGTTATTAATACTAAATCTAACAGGTTTAGATAACGTTTCACCGTCATTTCGATTAGGGAATCCTTTCTTCTTGGAGCTTCCTTTCATTTTCTTATCATCCTCTGCATCTTTAACTATTTCAGTATCTGGAGAAATAGTAGCAAGTTTTCCAATATAACCAGATCTAATTATACCACCAAATACTTCACAATTGATTTCTTTTTCTTTATTATCTATATAAGTTTCATGTACTACATTACTAAACATAATATCCGAATACATGATCTTAGATCTCTTAATTTCATTATTAGTAACTAGATCACAATCTTCAATCGCACAGTCGTTAAGATCACATGAAAACAGTCTACAGTCTAATATATTTCCAGAGATTTCACTATTAAGAATGTCATAATCTTTAAGAAGATAAGCTCTAGCAGTTTTCACATCTTTTAATTGAAATTTACCTAATGAGCTATCATAATTAATCATACCTTCTTTAATACCATTCTCTACGATAATATCATAAAGAATCTCTCTGATAGTCAAGAAAAATGTTCTAACTATCTGGGGATCAGATTTAAGATCGACCATTATGTTTAAGTGTGGATAATTCTTTTGGAAAGTATCAGGATCTATAAACGTAGCTGAATTTTTATAGATCTCTCCTAAAAACATTTTAAGTATCTTTAAATCGTTATCAGAGAATGAATTATTAAACTTAAGTGTCTGTACAGTATAAGTTATTATATAGTCTATAATCTCTTTTATTGATGAGTACTTCTTTTGGTAGTCTTTACCACCAAGATACCTTACCTCAAAATATCCATCGGGTAATTTAGTCATATTTATACCCATATTTTTTTCTACGGGTACTTCGAAAAGATTCTTATCGATAAATGAAATGTTTGATGGATCTACAAACTTATTAGCAGGTAATATTCTTTTGATTGATTTAGCATATAAAGAACCCGCTCTCTCAGGAAACCTTTTATAAATAACATTCTCATCAAATCCTAAAATAAATTTAAGAGGGTTTAGTTGAGATACCGGAGGAACCTCAGGGAATATAGAAGTATCAACACTTACTCCAAATTGGAATGCACATTTCTTATCTGTGTAACCATTTAGATCAATCCATCTAAGTGTCTTTATAAGAATTGCTATAGCCTCAAAATAAGGAAGAGGACCCGTGATGAATTCTGTCATCTTGGATCCTCCTGAGTAATCTGGTTCTAATTTAAAAATATCTTTGGTCGGTTTAAAACCTGAATGATACTTACTAAATAGAAGTATTTTTTTGCCTAAAGTTTTTCCTAAGGAATCCGCTATCTCATTTCTATTTAAGTTACTAAAGAACTCAAATTCAAACCCTAATTTAGCTGAGTAGAAAAAATCATTAGAAAGTAAATTAGCCAATTTTTATACTTCTGTTAATTGTATTTTGAGAGTAGACGTGTCTACGCTCGAGATTGAACAATTAACCAATTGGCCAACCTCATAGTTGTTAATAGAGTTTACCAATTTTTCTTTTTCAATAAGTCCAGATAATCCATTTTCAAGTTTAATGAACACACCGAATGTCTTTAATTTAGTAATCTCTGCTTTATATATTTTCAATTCGGTATTTTCCCCTAAAACTTCAGCAGAAGAATCTTTTAAATTTTGGATGTTCTTTAACTTCTCATTCGGTTCTAAAATAGAAAGACCGATTCTTTGTGCATTTTTGATATCTACAACGTAGAATTCAACAGAATCACCAGTTTGTAAAGTTTCTAATTTTGTTCTATTATTTTCATCAATTGAAATAATACCAGTGTAAATCTCTTCCCACTCAACAAAAATATTATTTCCGGAAACTCCCGTGACTTTACCTTCATATCTTTGAGAGAATGAAAGATTTTTAACCTCAGAGTCAATAATTTTCTTAAGATATTTCTTAAACGAAACAACGAAAATATCTCTCTTCTGATCGTAGATCTCAATCATGACAGTAAGTTCTTTTCCTACATAGTCAGCAAAGTTCATAATTCGATTTGCAGCTGCTAAACTTCCAGGTAAGAAACATTCTATTCCAGAAAGATCCACCATGAATCCACCATTACAAACATTCTTAACTCTCACTTTAAATGCGCAATCCTCATCTTTAATAGATCTATGCAATTCTCTTTTTAAAGCTTTCTCGTATCCAGCAGATACTGACCCATTAAATGCTCCAGAAGCATCTTTATGAATAACAACATCTAAAACCTGTCCGCTTGTTATCTCTATTGCAGGATATCCAAGCTTTCGCATATGTTTTTCTTCCTTCTTAGTATCAATGATAATAGTCTGGCCAAAAGCAGTTTCGCCTAATGCTAATCCTTTTTCGCCATCGTATCCAGTAACAACTATCCTTTCTGAACTATTCTCTACTAAATCTTTACCTGACATCTTCGTGTCGGTCTCAGGGAAAGTTCCTGAATAAAGATTTTCTAATCTTTCTCTTTCGTTTGTTTCGTATTCGAAACAGCTAAAATTTTTATTTTTCATTTTATTTAGGGTTTGTATCTATTTTAGTATTAAGTTCCAAGAAAATTTCCAAGTTTTCAATATTTTTTTCCCCCGAAAGCTTTCTTAAGCTCTGATGGCAATTCGGGTATAGGATAAACAGGATCTCCTGCTCCTAAAAAGAATTTAAAAAGTCCAGATACATCGGCAGCACTTCTTAAAAATTCATCTATATAAACCACATAATAAACATTCTTTAGGCTCATTCTTCTCCATACAGGATGATCATCTGACATAGCTAAAGGATTTATAATATTAACAACATTCCTTCCTAGCAATACTGCTAAAGGCCAAGGTATCTTAGATAATATATTAGATGCTACTTCTATTGTTGGTAAAGTTATTTTATCCGATAGAGGAGTTTTTGGAAGGGATTTGAAGTATTTCCAAAATAAGCTATAAACTATTCTAGCTGGCGGAGGTGCTCCCATTCCTATTAATGCTTGCTCTACCATATCTGTCGGTCTTGCTAAAGGCAAAATAGGAATTTTAGCTATACTTAGGAAATCTGGTATATTTGGTGAATTAGGATCTACAACATCTCTAACCATATTCCTTACTATCTTTTGTATGTCAGTTGGTTCAAGATTTATAAATTTAGAAGATTCAGGATCATTTATCTCTGGTATCATTTTCTCTAATAATCCGTTATCTAATAAAGTTCCTATAGATTTTTTTATAAATGTTTTAACTACGCCTCCTGGTATTGTCACTTGTACAATACCACCAAGACCAGGTATTTGCGCAACTTGATCTTGCTTCGGAGGGAAAACAGTGGGAAGTTCAAAAGCAGATATTGCATTACCAAATCCTCCGTTTAAAGCTTCAAGACAACATAAGGGTCCTTCAGGATGAGGAAATTTAGATATTAAAGGTTCCTCCCTGTCTAAAGGTCTTTCAGGATCAAATGCTCCTCTTCTACTTAATCCTAATTTTTTAGCTACTAATTTTTTTAAATCCTTAACTCTTATTATTAATACAGGATCCTCCCCTTCGTATCTCACATATTTAGCAAAATCCTCTCTAGTGTATTCAGCTTTTACCATACCCTCCATCAATCTAAGGTAAATAGCTTCTATTATAGGATTCTTCAATTTTATAAACTTTAATGCCTTAGGCGCTGAGTTAGTTAGCTTTATGGGAGGGAATAAGAAATTACCTTGGTAATCGCATTCTTCTATTATTGAAAAAGATCCCTTTCTCATTTTTTTAACAACAGAGAATTTATTTCCTCTTAATATTATGTTGGTAATAACTACCGCTGTTGACTTAATCTCTTTTACTAAATTAGAGAATTCGTCCTTGTCCATTAATCTAGGATCTTTCTTAATTCTAAGAAATATCTTATTAATATTTGAAACGTCTCTATTCTCAAAGAAGTATTGCGGCGGACATATAATTTTCATAAGCTTGAGAACCTCTCTCATTTCATCTTTGAAATTTATATAGCCTCCACATTTTATAGGAACAAAGTTGGCTTTCATCTCTTTAAGAATTCTTAAAGATTTAACAATTCCTGGAATATCTATTTTAAGCTTATCTTTGTCCTTCGGAAAGTATATTGATTTAGGATTTGGTATGCCTTTATCTAAATAATCATTAATAAGAGTTTTAAGTACATCCTTTCTTTGTCTGACTATAGCTTTTAATTCCTCATCCTCATCTAGAAAATTAGGAGTAGGAAGATCTAATAAAGCAGCTTTTTTTTCGTACTCTTTTTTCTTTTCTCTCCTCTTCTCCTTAACGTCCTTTTCTTTCTGTTGTAAATTTCTAAGAGCTTGTGTATCACCCGGAGGTGGTACGTTATCGAGAATCTTAGTTAAGTTTGCTTGAATATCACTAAGAATTCTGTCTGGTGAATCTAAGTTATCGTTACCAAATCCTGGAAAAGGAATTAGCTTATCTGGAATACCAAAAGTAAGAGCTTGCTTAATCTTCTCTAAAGGATCTTTTAATTGCGGATCTGACTTTCTAGGTATAAATCTAGGTCCTCTTATTCCAGTAAGAAATAAAGAACTACCTGTTATAAATTCTTTTAAATAAACTAAAGGTGTAGGCATAAATCCCCCAATCAAAGGAATGAATATAACAAGGATACCAAGATTTAAAGGAAGTGGAATAACTATAGGTGGTATAGTAGTCCATATCATTGGTAATGGAATTCTTATATATGGCTGTCCATCTATAGGATTAGGAAATGGAATAGGTATAAAAGCTGGTGGAAGATATCCAACTGGCCAATATTTTAATCCCAATCTAACACTAGGTCCAGCTGCTAAGAAATAGGTTGGATCCTCTATCGGAGGTAAACCATTAGGGTATGGTAAAAGTCCAACTTTAGTAATATCTTTACAAAATTGTTTCCACCAGCACTTCTGAAACATAGTCGGGCAATCAGAACTTGGAGGTGAAGACATTAAATAATTAGATGATTTAAAATCCGATCCCGCAGGTCCGCAACATACAGGAGGACAGTTCTCTGGGTCATCAGCATCGTTGCTACCACCTCCTGCGCATTTAACATCAGAGAAGCTTTTACCTACGCTATCGGGAGTTAAACTCTTTTCAATTTCCGCGCTTTTTTGTGCTACGTATAATATAGTGTCCTGTATTTGTTCATATTTCTGTTTGACGTCAAAATAATTTTCAAATATTCTAACTCCTATAACATCTCCAGTAGGTAAAGTTTTACCTAATCCCTCCCCGGCTTTTCTTGCTTCAGTCTTTAGATCTTCTATAAAAGGATCAATATATTGTTTTTTGCTTGCTTGATATTTAGCATCCCATTTGGGTTTAAAGTTTCCCCAGAAATCAGTAAAAGCTTGATTTGGTTCTCCCTCCTCGGTGAAACTAGAAGGTCTAACTTTTGAAGGATCCCTGGAGTCGTTATCTCCTCTTTCTTCTTGTGAGAAGAATAGCCAAGGCGAAGCAGATTTTTCTATAAGCTGTCCATAAAGAATTCCTCTATCTTTTACTATCTTTTGTATAATATCAGATTTTGAATCATTCTTTTTTATGATAGTCTCTATAAAGTCATAAAATTTAGCAACATCAGGGGTTCCTGTTTTAAGATTGTTGATCTTAATGAATTGATAGCTTTTTAAATACGAAGGCGTAGTATCTTTTAATAATCCGCCATTTCCTGCATATTCGTTTCCTATTTTTATTTTTTCACCATCGGGCTCATTAACTTCTTCCAGAGGATCTTTGCTTGAATTTTGAAAAGATATACCAGCTGGCTTTTTAACTTTCTTGTAAGGAAGTGGTGAACCATAATCGCTCATGAAAGAGAGATCAAATTGCAATTCACCTATTTTTTTATTGAATTCTACTTTATTAAATCTGACAGAAAAATCTTTTATTTTTTTAATAAACTCGTATCCATAAGAATCGTAAGTATTATCAGTAGCAACATTAAATAAAGGACTTTTAAAAACCCTTTCACTAATATCTAGATTAGTCTCACCTTGTTGATAAACATCACTTGAGGTAGTAGTACTAGGAATAAAAGCGTTTTCTAAATCTGAATAATTTATAGTCTTATCTAGCTTGGTACTTAGTGAATCTACTGTAGAATTTCTTAATGCTATTGATTGATCCTTATCTATATTAAGGCTTTCTATAAAATTCTTCTGTATTAATATAGCTCTAATGGTATCAACATTTGATTCGAAAGATGCAACACCGTCTGCTACTGGCCAAGATTGATTATCACTGTTATATGTTATTGGGGATTTGCTAGCTTCTATTTGGTAATTAAATAAAGCGGTTAATTCATCATTAGTTAATTCAGTATCTGGAATTGTTAGAAGAAAAAGATCATTAGTAAATATTGTATTATTCTCAATAAATAAAGTCTTATCATTATTATATTTTTCTTGCTGGTCTTTAATCAGCTTCTCTAATTCTATCGATTGGTCATTGTAAGTCAATACACTTATAGCAAGATCTAAATTACTAGGATCTCCACCTTCATTAACGGGGATCCTATTTTTCCAATTCTCTGCTAATGATTTTTGGTATTCATATATTATTTCATAATGATAGTATATCTCTTCTAGACTTTTTTCTATCATTTGCCATCTAGCTAATAATTTACTATCGTCTTCTATTTTTTTAGATTTTGTTAATGCAGAATCTATACATGCTTCAATAGCATCAACATCTACTGGTGCTGGCTCAGGATCAGTTTCATCTGGATTATTATCAGAAAAATCATAGGCAGGAGGATCACAAAAATCTTCAGTCACATCATTAAATGTTTCTTTAGTTACTATAGGATCTCCTGTAATAGGATCTTCAGGAACTCCAGGTAAACAATCTTCATCAACTATTGGATCATCACCATCAGGAAAGAAATTAGAGTCATAGTCATCTATTCTATCAGATTTCGTATTCTCATCAATGTCTTCAAAATCACAAGGTTTTGAATTGATATTCTGCTTATTTAGAATATCATTAATCTTATCTAGAGCTTTACTTATACTTTGTTCTTCTCCTCCAATCTTAACATGAACTACTTTTTTACCAGACATTATGAATTCTAATGGTATTTTAAACCCAAGAACATTCATGTCTCTTTTTTTTCTAGATCCTGAATTTGATGGCTTGCCAAGAATTAATGGATCTAGATTATCAAAGATCTTCTCGTTTACATTTTCTAAAAATTTTGAATCTTTATTTTTTAAGAAACCAGTTATACCTCTTGATGGTATTTTGAAATCGTACTTAAAAGAGGTAGAATTCTTTACTGTTATTCCGAGATCTTTCTCTGTTATTGCTGAATTGTTTTTAAATTCATCAGAGGCTATTAATTCATTATATAATTTTGGATTTTGTTTTTTTAAAGATTCAAGTAATATAACGCTATATAAATCATCCCCTTCATAATTACAAGCCAATTCTTCTATCCTTTTCATAGGAATAGGAGGCTTTTGTGGTTCTAAGCTTGCTAGTATATTCGCTACTTCCTTTTCGCTTTTTTCTAATTCTTTATTAAACCCTTCATCAGATTGAAGATCTTCATAAGGACCATTTATTCCTTCTCCTCCAGTTATAATACTTACTATTTCTTCAGTAGTAGTTTTTTCAAAATCCTTACCTAGGAGTTTATCAATTCTTTCCTCTATATTTGACATATTATCCTCCTGTAACTCCTATACCAGTAGCTCCAGTAGCTCCAGTAGCTCCATTAGCTCCCGTAGCTCCAGTAGCAGGTAATGATACAGGACTATTATTTTGCGCTGGTGTAGTGGGAAGATCTGGTGTATTTTCTCTAGTAACTCTTACAGTTTGACTTGTAGCCAATTGTTCAAAACTAGTAGCTAAAGTTGAATTAACTCCTGGCGTAGCTGGCATTTTACTGTCTATTGATATAGCTAGTTTTTTTAAGAAGTCCCAAAGAGGCTCAGCGCATACAGCAGAAAAAACAGGTGAATGTCCTAAATTAGTTGTCTTACCGTCCATCCAAACTTCTTCTGATGAATGCTTAATTCTGGTAACTGCAGTATTCTCTATTTCTTGATCTGCATATTTTGTTATTTTACCCCCCTTTAATTCTATAGAAGCAGTGTCATCCGCATGAGTTATTAAAATAGAATTGTCGTTTCTTATTATTATTTTAGAATCCTTCAAATCTATTACAAGTCCTTTCTCTACCGTATAGAACATCTTTAATCTTTCTATACCGTCATATATTACAGAATGAGCACCATCGTAACTAGCTCTTATTTCATCCACCAAATCTGGTGATAATTCTTGTACCGCTTTATATTCTGGACTATAATAGTTTCCGTTATTAAATTGAACATGGACAACCGAGCCTAATTTAGGAACAGACATTCTACCTGATCCACCTCCTAATCCATAACTCATTTCAAATCTTTGGTGTGACCAAGGAAGACTTGTATCTTCTATCTGATCAAATAATCCAAACACCCTTATCTTTGCTCTTCCTCTAAATTCAGGATCTTTATTATCGACCACTACACCAAGATAATGAGATATCTCAGTATTTGATCTTTCTAATTTTTCTCTGTCAACTAAGCTCATTTAAAATTATAGTTAATTTGTATTAAGAGTTTTCGGAATTATTAGATTTAGGATAAGTCCTTCCTAAATTAATCTGGGGCGGTGCAGGAATAGTCTGATATTCATCTCCTCTAACAGATCCATAATTTCTTCCAATACCTCCTAAATCTGATCCAGGTACGTTCTTATAAACATCTCCCATATTATCAGTAAATCCCTTAGGTGAATCTTTATATTCTTTATCGTTTACTTGCGGATATTTATTATCCACATCAGGATATATTTTAGTAAAGCTAGGTTCAGTTACGATCGAGCCTCCAGGATATTCATTGCCCTCCGCTTGTGCGTATTGTCTATCAGGTGCTCCTAGATCCGATCCAGGTACGCCAGGATACACATCACCTACTGGTTCAGGATAAACCCTTCCAATGACACCTAAATCGCTGCCAGGGACATTATTATATTCATCGCCTCCTGGTGCGCTATATTGTCTATCGGGTACTCCTAAATCTGCTCCAGGAACAGTGGGATAAACGTCGCCTCCTGGAACAGGGTAAACTCTGTCAGGTACTCCTGAATCAGATCCTGGTACATTATTATATTCATCTGAATTGTTAGAAGGATATTGTCTATCAGGTACACCTAAATCTGCGCCAGGTACACCAGGATAAACGTCACCACCAGGAATAGGATAAACTCTTCCAGGAACACCTGAATCAGATCCGGGCACATTAGGATAAACATCCGAATCATTTACTGGGTATTGCCTATCTGGTGCTCCTAGATCAGTACCAGGAACATTTGGATATACATCTCCTGATAATGTGCCAGGTGGATTAGTTCCTCCTCCTAAAACATTCCCCAGATTTTCATCATTTTGAGAGGAACTTCCTGTATAAGCATCCTCGTTAATAGTAGGGTATTGTCTTTGCCCTGGACCACCTAGTCCTTGTGCTTGTGGTCTATTATCTGCGAATGGATTAGGTATTCCGTTATTTTTAAGATCGTTAAATGTATTAGCTACTGAAAATCCACTTCTTAAAGCTGCTCCAGCATTAATACCCCCTAATCCATAGATATTACCTAATAAGGCACTTTCTAATTTAGAAACCCCTATATTCTTAAGATCTGCAACAGTATTAGTTATAAAATTAGAAGCCATCTGTTTAAAAAATGCTCCAGGATCAGCTTCGTCAATGTTATCAGGCAAACCTGATATTCCATCAGATCCTTTATAGTCATAGTCTCTATATCCATCTGCATTTGATCCCCATGTATCATTAAGAACCATCTGCTTTACGTTATCGTTCTTTTGTAAGATATCGGATAATTCGTTAAACTGTATCTTATAATCTTTAACTCTACCCACATGGATCTTAAATTTATTAGTTACTGGTCCACTTCCTTTGTTATCTATAGTCCCATATGAAGGATAACTGTCATCAAAATCGAATTCACATTGATCAAATTGGTAAATAAAAGCATATGGTCCTAATTCTGCACCACCAAATTCAGGATTATTAGGAGGATAATCCTCCATATTTGTACTTTTTTGATTATCCCCTGATATTTTGTCCAATAATCCTGTCTGTGAATTAAAGCTGTCCAAAGAATTTGCAATGTTTGCAACGGATGGTATAGAGAACGGATTTAATACATCGGCAAGACCATAACTTAATTGTATATTTCTAATTTCTGTTACAATCAGCCACATTCTAAATTTTCTAAGATTCTCAGGAAGCATTGATCTATGATATGTGTAATCATAAATACCTTTTCTGTAAAGTTCAGAGAGAGCGAATATTCTCATATCAATAGATTCTAAACAATCTATTGTTAAAGTACCCATTCTTTGGGGCTTACTTGCCCCTTTGTGTATATTTTTTATATCAGCTTTTAGTAATTGATCCAATCCAGAGATACTTTGAAAGTAATATGGACTATTTTTATTTATATAAAGAAATCCATTTCTGAACGCGTTAAGCATATCTCTTCTTTGTGTAGATCTTTGATATAAATATTCTTGAGCACCCATATAGGCAAATCCCTCTTGTGGATCGAAAGCACCACCTCCTAGCATTCCCTCTATTTTAAATTTAGATCCATAAAAGAAATTGGTAGCCGTTCCCTCTGTATTAAAAGAAGCCGGTGTATCTTCGTCAGGTGCTTGTCCTTCTGCATCTCCTGTTGCTGCATCAGCACCTGTTTTTTTAGTTGGATCTTTATAGGGTCTGAATAATGGAGAAGGCGCTAAAAATGTCTCAGGGTCTATTCGTGAAGATATTCCCTCATCAAATATAAATCTAAAATGTAAATATGTAGGATCCTCTTTCTTCCCGTGTCTAGACGTGGAAATTCCTTTTAGAAATTTCTCCCTTTGATAATCTATCTTCCTATTTAAAGACTTTTTTACCTCGTCACCAAAATTACCAAAATCTGCCATTTTTTTAAAAAATTATTTATCCGCCAAATATGCTACTTTTTGTTATACCAACTTCTTGTTGTAATATAGTAGACGCATTTTTAGCTAAATCATTAAACTGAGCATCATCAACGTTAGGGTCTAATGTGTTAGGATCTGAAGTAGTACCAGGATTTAAAGCCCATTGTTTTTTACCAAGAATCATATTTTGATATATTCCATCAGTAGGTGTAAACTCTAAATTAAATCCAAGCACGACATAATTTCCAGAAAGAAATACATTAGGTACTCTTTTATCACCATCAGGCGCTACAGAAGCTTCTTTTCCTCCTGGTCCCATTGCAGAATCAGAAGAAGCGGTGGTGCTTCCTTCACTCATAATAATTACGGGAAATGTTTGTCCTCTATACAAAAAAGGAGTCCACGCTCTGTTTCTCACTTTTAATATTGTTTTATAGCTGTCGTTTCTATTAAGTATATTTTGTATCGAAGCCTGTTGAAAATTTTCATGTACATTATCAAAGTACATAGTTCCTATATAAGTTTTCTTTTCCTCTTCTTTATATACGTCCTCACCCAATCTTCCCTTATTCAAAGTGTCTCTTGTTCCTAAATTTTTATTAGTTATGGATTCTATTGAATACTCTACAAATTTATTTTTAGGCTTATCTGATTTTAATTTATCATCATAAAATTGTATCTTTTGAAAATACCCAAGATCTTTGTTTATGGTTCCTGAATTTTGTTCCAAAGAAAAATCCTTAATAAAAAGAGGGGACTTTTCAAATTGTGTTGAATTTGAAAGAAGCACAGGGAACTCAACCTCTGCAGGTTCTGCTCCTCCACTTAAATCTCCGAATGAATCAACACCATAAGCCATTCTCATTGTCTCTAATGTGGAATTCTGCTCGTCGAATTGTTTTTTAAGATTTACTAGATTTATATTATAATACTGATCTATCCAGCAATCGAAATAGTCTTCTTCGCCTAACCAAGCTCCGTTAACTATATTTTTTATAAATGTCTCGTAATCTAAATTAGGCGAAAGCCAATTCATTGAATCATTCATCTTTACCTCATTAGAAGCATATCCTAGTCCAAGATCTTCAGCTATTTTTATTAAGGCATCTGTACTTGTACCGTTAATATTCTTACATATATGTTTATATAGCTTAGGAATTCTGACCTCTGCCATTACAGTAAAGGAAAGAAATTTACCAGTAGATGGAGCGTTTGTAGTATACGGACCATTATTAAAAGGTGATATGACCTCGTTTATAATAAAATCCATTCTTATAGGTTTAAATAATTCACCAAACGGTCTTATGTACAAAGAAATTATATCACCATCTTTAGGATAAGCAGTATAAAGAAATCTTTCGTCTGTTGTCTCAAATCTAAATAAAAGGGTGGGTTTAAAACCAGTTAAATCCAAAGTGAAATGCTTAATACCAGTAATAGTGGCACTATTAATTCTTATTAATGGCTCTGCTAATCCTGTATATTTTTTTTGGATATTTCCGGATTTTTGATCATTTGTTGCTATATCCCCTTTCTGTGAAGAGGTATCAACTATTCCTAATTCGTCCAATACTATATTAGGATCCCTATATTGTAATATAGCTTTCCTTAAATTAAATTCTACAGCCATCTATTATCTTTTAAAAATGTTTTTCTGAGCAAGCTTAGATTTTATATCAGTAACAGAAACGTTCTTTTTAGTCTTAGCACTACAAGTACCTATGTCAGGACCAAATATTAATCTTCCTCCTTCAACTAGTATTTGTTGCTCACCTTCTTTTAGCATATTAGGAGGGAGAGGAGTTTCGGTTAAGTTTGATATATTTTTTGAATTCAAATATTCAAGTCTTTCTTGGCTGACCTGTGATATTTTTTCTTGCAATTCTTTTCTAAATGATTTAGCTTTCTGTTTCTGATTATTTATAGCTTGTCCGCTAGCAAATAAGCTTTTTTGCATTTTATCGGATGGAACTAATAAAACCTCGCTTCTTAATAAACTAAGAGGATTTGATATATTATTTATTTTTAGTAATGTTCCTAAATGACTAGATTCTCCCATATAAGATAAAGCAACTAAGTCTGCTCTCATTTCGGTCTCGTCTGTTACTATAGCAATACTTTTTAATTCGTATCCTACTGTTCTTGTATCCCAAGAAGGGGTAAGAAGATCCAATAAGGATATCTTAGTATTAGGATTTGTCCTATAAGGTTTCGATTCTATTATATCAATAGCTAGCATTTATAATTATTGTCTTTCTGTTCCTGTTGTTGTGCTAATTCCTTGAGTTATTGCACCATCCAGATTTTTTATTTCGTTAACATATACTCCTCTAGTGTTAATATACCCTTTAGTAGTTTCTCCAGATGATACCAATTGACCAAGATATAATCTACCATTACCTCTATTAAACATAGATTCATAATCTCCTCTGTGTCTTTGTCTTCCTGGTTGTAAAGTGTATGTTGCTTTTAATTCGGTAGGAAAATCATCCGGACCTAGATCGTCACCAAATGTTATTCTAACATTCGTACAAACAAGATTTCCAATCATAGCAATAGGATTTAAAGGATTTCCCACTACTAAATGCCAGTCACCTGTAGGATATCCACTTAACATAATAGGTGAAAAATAAACCTTCTTAAGAAAAGCATCGCTTAGCATTACAGATATGGATTTCATAAGTGTCGAATCTGGTCCTAATCCTTTAGTAGGATCGGAGGCAAAAGCTTTAACCTCTGATGCTATTTTTTCAACCTGGTCTTTAAGTCCTTTCTCGTTTTTTAATTGTCTATCAACATTATCTTTTGAAAGCATTCTCGAAACAGTGTCTCTAATATATCCTATCGGATCAACTATAGATTTTGCATATCCTGCTGGTCCACCAGGAAACCCTACACCTACATTAGTTTGAGCTAATCTAAGTTCGGGAGATAAAAATTGACCATAATCAGATCCTATTGATAAAAGATTAGTCATGAGATCTAAAAATAGAAGCTTTGAATTAATCTGTCCTACTGATGCTAAATTATAATGGAAATCTAAGCTAAAGCTTTCAAATCCTCCATTAAATCCTACAGTTCTAAGCATCATTTTATTAACAGTATTTACGTTAACAAATATTTTCTTAGATAAAGGTCCTTCCTCACTTACTGCCTGGTCTAATAGCATTCTACGTAAGCTGTTTAGATTTTTTTCGGGGGTTAATAATGTTCCTGCTAAATTATCTGCAGCGTTTACGTCAAAATCTACACCAGTTCCTGTTATGAAAGATTTTATTAAATCCCCATATGGCGAGTTCATCAATCCTGGATCTCCTGTCTGTTCATTTTTCATTGACTCTTGAGACGCCTCTCCAAAGTTTAAACCAGTATTTATACCTAATACATTAGCTAATGAATTACCTGTGTCGCCTCCAAAAAATGTAACCGCTTGAGCAACAGGAAGAGACGTGTTATTTTCCCCTGTTTTGTCATGTAATTTATTAATATCAGGAATCGATCTAGCTTCAAAAGAAATTTTACCATCTTTATTAAAACCAAAATCACCTACTTTATCGCTATGTATTGTTCTAAGTGAATCTAATGTTGCATGAGGAAATCTTCTTA